TGGCTTCTCTGGCAGGAGCAGTGTTCGAGGTTAAAGACTTTGATGTTTCTCTGTCAGAGTGTTTGTTCAGGAATCGGAACAGAACAAACCAGGTACCAGATAAGGTTATTGTAGATATGTATAATAGGTATGTACTGCCTAATAAACCGAAAATAAAGAATGATCCTGATCTGCCTCCTGCTATTGTTTGTGATCTTGACGGCACACTAGCTATACATGTGGCTAGAGGACCTTTTGAGCTGGAGAAGTGTTATACGGATGAAGTAAACTACTCTGTTCTTGAGTGCATAAAAAACATGCAGCGAACATATCATAAATTGATATTTGTGAGTGGTCGCGAAGATACCTGCAGAGAGGAAACCTTAAAGTGGTTGCATCATAAGTGTGATATCACTCCAGGCTCTTTTCTTCTGTATATGAGACCTGCCGGAGACAATCGTAAAGATAGTATTCTTAAAGAAGAAATCTACAAGCGAGACATTCTCCCCGAGTATTATATTTCCTTTGTTTTGGATGACAGACAGCAGGTTGTGGATGCGCTCAGAGAGATGGGTCTTCAAGTATGGCAGGTAGCTAGAGGAGATTTTTAATATGGCTTTAAGTAAAACTCAAAAAGAAAAAATTAAGTTTGTTAGGGAGCTTGTAGCAAATCTGCAAGCTTCACAAGACGCACTCTTCAAACAACTGGTCAAAGATCTAGGATGGACTGACTTGATTTACTTTGAAAAAGAAGAGAGCAAAAAGTTAGATTACTTGTTTGACGCAGTATATAACTCCAAAACTAACGAGGAGCTAGACAAAAACATCAACCTATTCGAAGACAACAAAAACTAACATTTCTATGAAGAACCTTATTAAAAACTCGGTGACGGTGGCTCTGCTTTTTGGTGCTGCCTTGGCAATGATCACGGCATCTACACCCAAAACAGATGCTAATCAAGTCAGCAAATCAGAAGGAAAGTATTCGGCTTCCATGTCTGTAGGGTTTTTCTGCCCTGTTGTAGGAGCAGGAACAGAGCCGAACAGCTCTGCAAGTTTTGCTCCTGAGGATGATAGCAACGCACCTATCTATGAGCATTGTCGTAGCTGTCTTACAGGTGTTTACTCTGAACATAAAGATGAAATCGTCAGATGTACGTTCTGTGGAGTTCTGAAACCCTCCTCAAATGAATAAATTCGACGAGTTAAAAAACAAAGGATTCATTGTAAGAGAGCGCGAGATAGCTGGAGAAAAATGCTATCTCGTGTTTCCTTCAAAGATTGGAGTGTCCTGGACCAAAGACAATCTGATATATAGAAGCAGCATATGGACAGCGTCTGGTGAACCTGTCTCGCTAGGATTTAAAAAGTTTTTTAATCTTGGAGAAGCTGCCGAAGTTTGCCCTGACTTTGTGGAGCAAGATTTAAAGGATAACGTAGCTCATGTCATTGAGAAAATTGATGGTTCTTGTTTGATAGTCTCTGTATTTAGAGGAGAGCTAATAGTAAGAACACGAGGAACGTTTGATGTCGAAGAACACGAGAAGACTAGAGATGATATAGCCGTTCTTAAAAAGAGATATCCAAAAGTGTTCGATCCTTCAAAGCTTGAAAAAGACGTATCCTATATCTATGAGTGGACCACCAGAAACAATAAAATCGTTGTTGATTATGGGGCGCAAACAGATATTAAACTGATAGGTATTGTAGAGCATGCTAACTATACGTACGTACCGCAGGTACATTTGCCGGAAATAGCTCTAGGCGATTTGCATGTAGGTACAGCTGAGTGTTATCGAATAGCTAGCTTCAAAGATCTGTACGATAGACTAGCAAGCATGACTCGGGCAGAAGGATACTGTGTTTATTTCGACAATGGGCAGAGTATAAAGAAAGTTAAGTGTGAATGGTACCTTGAAAGACATAGACTGAGAGGAAACTGTAACATAAACTTCATGCTCGATCTGTTTGTAAGTCAAGGGTTCCCTCAGCATGACGATTTTATAGCTGCATTAAAAACATTCATGGATTTTGAGTGTTTGCCTGAAGCGGAGGCTTTGGCTAAGGAAGTAACAGAGCACTATCAAAAAGCTAAGAACAGAGAATCTGCTATACTTGCCGCTATAGACCCTTTTAAAATAGATACAACAAAAGAAGGACGCAAGCAGGCAGCAAGAGCTATTTTAGAGACTTATGGAGACGAGTCTGGTCTCGCTTTCACGATTCTTGATAAAGGCTATTTAGCGGCAGCACAAATAAAAAAAATGATCTCAACGCAAATTAAAGATGTGCATTAGGGTATACAACAGAGACTCAGGGGAGAACACAGACAATCCTCTTACATTTTCAGAAATGCTTGGCGTAAGCGTCGACGCTTTGGTTGTCGACAATGCCTATAACCAGCTTATTCCTGAATCTTGTCTTTGTCAGGTTGACTGTAAAGCTTCGGCCGAAAAGGCTGGGTTTTGTTGCGAAGAAAACATCGACGCAGATATAGTTATTTGGAAGAAAACTATCGAAGAAAAAATTAACGAAATTGTGAGATTCAGATGACATACGAGCAAATTAAAACATGCCAAGAAATTAAACAGCATCTTAAGATGCCGAGGTCTGCAGTACGCGAGGCTGCAAAAGATTATCTAGAACAAAACGGAGAGGAATCTCCAGTAATTACACTAGAACTTGAAAGATTGGACAGACCTATAAGATTTGCGGTTACAAAAAAAGCAGCAGGATTAAATCAGTTAATTGTATTTGATACATTTAAAAAAAGCGCTCTGTATAGTGAGTCCAAAGACTTTCTAGACAACTTTGATTTAGACTTCGTGTCTTTCTATACAAAGTCACTTATGCTTGCGGTAAGTAGAGATAAGTTTTATAGAGGGCTTGGAGGTTTGTTCGTTATGGAGAGTGAAGACGAGGAACTCGGAATTATTATTGAACCTCTGAAATATTTTTTAAAGAGGAAGTTCCCGCTGAGAGAAGAGCAAGAATGAGATATCTGCTGTTAATTGTTTTAATTATATTGAGCACTATTAATTTGTGTAAGGAAATTGTGGCTGTGATACTGGCTACCTAACGCAATAAAAACTGCAAATTTGTGGTATAATATATTGATACGCTGAAAGGTGTGTTACTCCTGCGCAGGAGAACAGGAAATTTTCTTAGCCTGTATAAGCAAAGAAAGAAAAAAAGATAGAGTATAGTTATCGTATTATGTCTCAAGAAATCGAAATGTTGGATGAAGTGCTCGAAACAGTTGACGCCTCGAGCGATCATGTAAGCCGCACTGCACTGCCTGAAAACAACATAGTGATCGACGCAGACTATCTGGTTGACTGCATCACGAGAAATCAGGATGCCCTCTGTATGCAAAATGCGGAGAGTCCTGTAGAGGGATTTGACCCTATGCGGTTTCCTTGTAAGATCCAGAGCGAGTTTGTTTGGATCAAGAGAAGAGGAGGTGAAAAGGTTGAGTCGGTTAACGACCTTCTTGAGGTTGTCAGCGATTTGACTCACCTTACTCAGATGCAGAACTACACCGGGAAAGACAAAGACGAGGTATTTGTTTTGACTGGAAGACTGCCCGTCGGTAAATGGCAGGTAAGTGTCCGGAATGTAATGTTCATGGACATTCCTTCTGAGTTCATCAAGAACAAGAAGGTGCAACTGGCTCTGTTGAAGTGTACGAAGAAAAACGGATATCTTCGCAGACAGTTGAAGTGGGTTTGTCGTGGTGTTGGTGGGGTTACTACTGATGCTGCCTGGGGAGACATTCCTCACAAGCAGATAATTCGGTACCATACCGTAACCATGAAGATCACAAGAGACACACATCGCCTCGTAAGCTGGATCCCTGGTCTCGATGTAAGATCAAATCCGTTTCCAGAATTCCGTGAAAGCGGTTTCGTGGAACTGAGTCAGGAAGATGAGTACGTACCTAAGCCTATGAAGAAAGTATGGGTCAACAAACCCAAGCCTTCACAGGTTCTTACGATCAAAGATCTGAGGTAATTTGCGTAGTTAAAGGCGGGGGGTAACTCCCCCGCCAGACTTCTTATGAAAAACAAAAAATTACTTATCGTAGGTATAAGCTTTCTGGCTTTTTTAGGTATTGCCGCACTAGCAACATCGAACAAATTTGTGGTAGGCACTTACATAATCCTAAGTTGCCCTCTTTTGTTCGCTGTAGCAGTTGGAGGTATAACAGCTTATTGGCATCAAGACATAGAGGACTATAAAGACATCAGGGATGAAGAGCTTCGACTACACATCGAAAAGATCAAGTCTCTCGAAAGTCAGTTATACGCCAAAGTCCTCGATTCTGTCGACCCTAGCTTGGGGAAATAAAGATTTAGGTAAGACTGCGGTCACTGCCGTATTGGCGGATAGATTTGCAGATCATGTGGATAATAACCTGGAGTATTACAAAGACGTAATTCGCTATACGTTCTTTAATTCAATAGACTCCAAAGCTAAGAAATACCCCAAAGTTCATTTCAGCGATTTGCCTGCTTCAGTGACGGCACAAGTAAACGAAATTCAAAAACAATATCTTCAGTATCTAACTATCGACGACATATTCAGCAAGCTCAACATACCCAAAACAGCAAGCAACAAATTTTCACCGCTGCAGGGTAAGTATGTATATCACTACAGAAAAATGTATGGAACATCAGACTTCTGCGAAGAAAAGCATGTAAGTTCTGATCTATTGCGTACACCTTTATCTGATGCGGAGCGTGCCGAGTATGTAGCTTTAAACTAGATTAAATAGAAAGGAAGAACCGTAATGGTTTTTCCTTTTTTTTAGCTATTGACCAGCTATAATAAGTATATGCAAGAAAACAACAACCAGGAAGGATTTGAAATACCTCACAGCTTTCTATTGCAGCTAGAAGAATACACGCGAGGGTATCTGCTTTTGGTGTGTAACGAGCAAGGAGATCTGTATGCTCACGAGTCTTACGACAACGCAGTCATAAGACTGGGATTAACTAACTTTGCAAACATGCATGTCACCGCAGCGCTGCAGCATATGCAAAATACTGCGCTGAGAGACGAGGAAGAAAACCATAGAATTATAGAACATGTCGACGAAGACCTGGATGACGACTCCGACGACGACAAGTTCTAGCTAGTACACTTTAGCACTAGCGCAGCTTCTCTGTCTCGTCTGCCTAGAAGGCCTGAGCCTTTCGCCCATAGCCGCTTCATGCTCTTTATCTGCTTGGCTATGCCTTCATAGTCTTTAGATGGCACCAGCTTTTTAATCTCAGCCATTTCTTTTCTAGATTCGCCTCTTACAGATGTTCCTCTGTTAAAGACAAGAGATAATAAGGCTGCCTGAGCGTCCTCACAAAGATCGTCTGCGCCAGGAAATACTCTAGCTGTGAGTCCACAAAATTTAGGCAATGTAACTGCTTTAAATACAGAAATAGCCTCTTCCCAGGTAAGAATAATCTTCTTTAAGTTCGGCAGATATTCTTTTGCTTTTAACCCGGTCAGTCCTCTACCTTTTTGAATCAGGGCTAGTTCATCGGCACTGACTATAGACTTAAACATAAGCGAAATGTCTTGCTCGCTATAGTAGCCTATATCGACGCCTACCATGGCCGTGCAGCCGCTAAATCCTCCAGGCCATATAAAGGTATTCTCATAGACATCCTCATAATAGGCACGTCCTCCTGTTTCTTCTTCGATAATGAATAGCTCGCCTTCTTTATTGATTTTCATATTAATCTAAAGAGTAGTCCTCTTCTTTTTCTATAGCTATGCTTGTGGTCTGCTGTATTTCTGTCTTTTGAATGTTCTCAGAAATACTAGCATTGCTAGAACTGTTATATTTTAAGTCGACCACAGCTTGTCCTCCAAGATAAACAGCCATAATAGCGGCAAAAACTTCTATGGTCTTAGAAAAGATAACCACATAAGAAGGAAGTAAATTTGGGTGACTGTCCATATTGTACAGCAAAACCATATTTACACAGAAAGCTATCCCTAAAATCAGGAAAGCAGACATAGTTATAAAAAACTTTTTTGAAGCTAGATGGTTTATAGACTCTAGCGCTTTCTGCTGTTCTGGAGGGGTATTTGGTGGAGCTACACCTTGCTGTAAAAAAGCAGCAGCATTACTATAAATATTTTTAATTTGATTTATCATACTTTATAAAAAGAAATATGCTACACCATAACCTACTGAAAAGCACACAGACACACCAATGAAAGGAGTCAGAAGTACCCAAGGACCTGCTAACGAGGTTAAAATAGGTTGAAGTAGCTTTTCGAACTTTAGAAACAAAAGAGCGGCACACGATCCAGCGAGCAAACAAAAGATCCGCTTAATTCTGTCATATTTATCCGCCAATTGTTTTTGTTTCATTTTTTCTAGATCTATAGTTGCTTTTGCCTCGGCCCAGTTATTCTCAGCTTCCAATACTTGCTGGTAGTAGCTTTCTTTTTCTTCTTGTTGAAGCAATCCCCAAGACTCCATATTTTGCAATTTAACTATGATTGCATTATTGTCTTGTTGCAGTTTGTATATCTGCTGGTCTGCCTGCAACAGGTCTTGTTGGAATCCCGCAACCTCGGCGAGCAACTTTTTCTTTACCTCTGCAGTTATCTGACTATCGGCACCACTAGCAAAGAAGCACAGGGATAAGTAAACAAGTAAAGAAAGTGCCGTCTTATTCATATCATTCAATAGAGTTTAGTAGCAATTTTATTTTTTCAGCTCTAGACTCTAATCTGTTTAGTGTGTCGTCTAGCTTTTTAATGTTATCAGCAGATTGCTCTCTGATATTAGCTATTTGAGGCTTAGGAATATTGATTGGTGCGGAAGCTTTCTTGTGTTGTGTTGCACAACTTGCAGTACTTAACAGCAGCGCAATCAATAAGGGTCTGAACATAATCTAATTAAGGTTTTCCTTGTGGCTTAGTTTTGAAGTCTTCCTGCAGCTGCTGCTGTTTATTTATATACGCAGTAACCTTTGTCATTTCTTCTCTCAAACTATCCTGTCTGGTCGTCTGCATATTCATTGTCCAGAAAGCACTACCAAATTGAAAAATAATGGCAGCTACCGAGGTGATAAGAAGTCTAATTAGCCAGGTTTTCATCTCTACATAGCTGTGGGCAGTCTGCCTAAGGAATTCAAACTCTTTAATCATCGCGGTAACGTCACGAACCAAGATTTCTAAGGTACCCTTTAGGCCGTTATTGCCGTCCACACCTATAGTAATATGTTTATTGTCTCTGGCCATGTCGCGAATTTCTGTAACTGTAGCTCCTAGGGTTCTGAACTGTTCCTGGGTTGTGGAGATATACGACTCTAACCTTATTTTGATGTTAGTTATTTCTGCGTCAGTCAGCCTTTTTTGACTTTCCAACTCAGCTACTGCTAAAGAAATGGCTTGAATTGAATGTTCGTCTCGAGGTGGCATATTTAGAAATAGTGGTCCGGGTTATGTTATACATAATTATAGGACAAATCAAGGCTGTTGTCGCTTGATAATTTCGACTTTTTCGGCAGGGTCAGGCTGATCTTCGTCAGAAATATAATAGTTTAATTCTTTTGAATCGTAATCGGTTTTATCGTCGGAAACGTCATCACTGTCAGCGACGTGTTCCTTCTTACTTCCTCTGAAAACGGAGCGCACAGAGTCGTCATAGACTTTATTTACTATTCTCAGCTCGCTGGTACCTACCTCGCCCATATAGATACCTTTTCTTGGCATATCTAGAGCGTGTTCAACACAAGTCCATCGACTCTCTGGAACGCCAAGCATTTTCAATGCTTCTATTCTTTCTTTCGGTATTTTTTTACCGCTAACTACACAAGTATATACTTTGTTTGCCATATCATTGTTGTTGCTGTTGACCTCCTCCGGCAGCTTGCTGTTTTGCTCCAGCTAACCCTTGGGATTTTGATTGAGATGTCATTTGTTCTAGCTGAGCTTTTACTTGAGCATACAAGTCCTGGTCGGTGGCCTTGATCTGCTGCAGCTGAGATCTTCTTTGAGCTGCGTCGAGAGGGAATAGCTGCTGCGCTATCTGCTGTGCCTGTGCGAGAGCATCCTGCGGCGTAACGCCTCCTCCACCACCACCCTGAGCAGGCATTTGTCCTCCAGGGGCTCCTCCTTGCTGTGGATTTCCCTGAAGCATCTGCATAACGTTCTGCTGAGTCGCCTGCGAGATCTGCTGCTTTTCCATTTCTTCTTCTTGAATTTCTTGTACAGTACGATCTTCCTGCATCTTTTTCCTGACCTGATCTTCGTAATCGAAGTTGTAGAGTTTGAGCAGTTCAGACCTGGCGATAGAGTTCGCAGAGACAAGCTGTCCAATAACACTCTTTCTTTCGATGTCGTCACTGAATGTAATCGGAATTAACGATATCTTGGCTTTGGGAAGCCCCATGATATTGCCGATTACTTCGCCCATATGGTTCAACAGAATGTTGTAATTGCTCGGCACTACGCTCCAAGCATTTTCAAACATACGCAGCATTGGGCCAGCAGCTTGTTGCTGAAAATTCATCTGGAACATCTCAATAGGGATGTCGAGAGCATTTAGAATATTATTCTTTGCCTGTTCCATTAGCTCCGTAGGTGCCAACTTTGTACCGTCGCCACCTAACTGCTGATAGTTTAGGGGAAATGCGAATTTATGATAAGCTCCAGGGTCTCTACGGTGTTCATCGATCATCTCGTCGACAGCGCTAGACCAAACAGCCCCATTCTGATTGAGTAAAGGGTTTGCTGCCGGGTTAGAAGCATCTCCCATCGCAATTACACGGAAGGGAGCAATGTCTTCAAAGCATATAACTTCATTATATCTCTTTAATGTTTGAAGCATGAAGAAATCTTCAAAAATGAACATGCTTGGAGGTATGGCTTTTCCATCTGTCCTCAACGTATTAGGAGTATCAAGCTTTAGATGAACAAAGTTTTTTGAGTTAAACGCCAGCATTGTCTTGTTAAAGACACATTCAAAAACGATCTTTGGTGTTTTTTTGCTATAGAACTTATTGTTCTTTGTCATTACTTTTTTAGAATATTGCCCAGGAATATCCCAAAAGTATTCTGCTTCTCCTGTAGTCTCCTCGTATCTGATACGAATCTCTTTTGCTGGCCAATGAACAACATGAATTTTTTCGACATCGTTGGCAGGCTTATCAACGCATTCATGCTCTCCTTTATAAGAGCACTTCAAACAAGTCATGAGATACTTGCCTTTGTTAAACTCAAAATTGTTAAGTTTATCAATATTTGAAGTTTTCTTACAGCTAGGACAAGTAAGATATCTGTAAAATCCTTGGTTTACAGTTACAAACTCATTACCGTAAGCAAGCAGGTTTAAGCCAGCTTTAGAGCAAACTTTTTTCCATTGAAGCTTATCAAGAATTTCAACGTACTTCTTTTTGGCCTCTTCATCATCACAATCTACAGTCAAAGATGTAATAAAATAGTTAGCTATTCTATTCAGAGCTTGCTTATAAAAGCCGTTTCTAAAAAGCAAATGCTCTGCCCACAAAAGCATACCTTCGATATTCATCGGAAGGTACTGAAGAGGTATGTTGTAAAAAGGATTAGAATAGCGGTCTCTACCACTATTAGCTAGATTAAAGTAACTTTGAGGGTCGTCGGAGTTAATCATTAAGATTTTGTTCTTTTAAATTTTCAATTTTTTCGGGGCGAGTCAGCTTATGTTTATTTGATTCATCAGCTACCTTGAATCCCTCTGCATCGTAATACTCTGCTTTCTTAGTATTGTCAAAATCGCTAAGCGATTCGTCTGTAAGCATGCCATGTTTTTCCATAAATTATTCTTGATTTTCTTCGGGCACTTTAAACAAAATCATAAATCTTTTATGTCCAGATGGCGAGTCAAAAATAACTCCTGGGTAATATACCGAGAATGTGTACCTATCTGCCGTATGTAGAAGCAGCGTCTCTCCAATTTTAGGCTCAAATACAACAGAGTCCTCATCACTGAAGATGAGGAGGAACGCGAGACTATGTTCTATGACATGCTCTACTTTGGCTTTAATTTTACCAAAACTGTTTTCAAACTGAATAGTTTGTAGTCTAATTTCCTCAACCTCTTGTTGAGGTGTTTGTGTTTCTTCCGGGATATACTCGGAAAACGAGTACTGAAAAGAGTCTGATGTTTTCTGTTTAGCTCCCTTTTTCTTGGAGGTTTTGGGTTGACCGTGAGTAACTAGCCTTTTGCCTCCGTTACGTATAAGAGAAGTAACGATCGCTTTACCTTGCTCTGCAATAGCCTCAGGATTACCATACAGGCTAACTCCTGACTGAGTGTTTTTCGCTCCTGTAGCAGAATAGACCGACTTGCTTGGGTCGCTACTCCCGACGACTAGATCTCCTGTTTTGTAGCCTGCTATGTTGTCTGTGGGTGTCATAATTTTATTGATTTTTCCGTAATGTCCGCTTAATGTATAGTATATCTAGCTCCTAGCAACAACTTTCTTACAGTCAAATGGCAAAAAGCATAAAATTATCTAAAAGTAGTACCATTGAATTGCCTGACATCTTTTCTTATAAGTTGGTTGTTAAAGCTGTGCAGCCTCAGGGTATGTCTTCCAAAATCTTTGTCAATCAACGAACAAGAAATTTTGCGAAAGGCTTGTTTGAGGATACTTTTGTCGCCGTGTGTACTCCTGTTCAATTGGAAGATTTTTCTGAGGATTCTCCTTCTGAAGACAGCTCTTACTACAGAACAGACTCTATAGAGCTTGTGACAAGAACTCCAGAACTTCTGTCGGAGATCTTTGAGTCTTTAAAGTACGAAGTCAAGAAGCTCGTCACTGATCTGGAGGCTCTAGATGATCTTGGTCCCGAGCAGCTGTATGATATAACTGGGCGTGAGGCTGTGGTCGCCATACCTGCTGCACCTACCATCGCAAGCGTAATAGGAGGATACACATCAATAATGATAAACTTTGTTCCTGCGAAAGCTGGAAGTATTCCTATCAAAACTTACGAATATAGTCTGGACGGAGGGCAGCTATGGAACCATAGAGGAATTGACAGCACTGCGTCTCCAATATACGTAACACAGCTGCATCCTTGGATGACTTTTAATGTGAAAATCCGAGCAGTTGATTTTCTTGGAAATAAAGGACTGCCTACACAAGATACAGTTTATGCGTACACAATACCTTCTCCGGACGCACCAACCATAAGTAGTGTTGCTGCTGCGGACGCAGGAGAACTATTAGTCAGCTTCATTCCAGCAGCGGCAGGAGCGAACCCTGCAGCGACAAACTACGCATACAGCACTGACGCAGGTAATACTTGGACGGAAAGAATTCCGGCAAGTACAGCCAGTCCATTAAAAATAGAAGGACTTTCCGACAATACTAACTACTCGATAAGGCTTAGAGGCTTGAGTAATGGTATTGCTGGAGGAGGATCAAACACAGTAATAGGTAGGACAGCTTCTGTAATTCCTCCTGCAAGTTTCTGGACCACATGCACAGCCACACTAGGAGTAAGCAAACTAATATCGAATCTCGATTTGTGTCCTTTGAACTTCACAAGTTCAAGAATAGGCGACGCAGTCAGTGGTATGCCTGGGAAATGGATTGTAGAACAGAATACAACTATACCCTCAGCTACAGATGTCTCATTTGAAGTAACAGGCAAATACTCCAAGATGACTCTGGTTGTCTGCTATAGGAACGATTACGTGGATGCAGCAAATCCTGGAATAGGGAGCGCAGACGCTGACGGAAACAAGTATCCATATATAGCGTTTTTGCCTACCAGCAACATATCTGCATTTGGTATCGGAAGCTTTGTACGCCTCAAATGGAATGGCGTTAAAATCTTTGAGTTTTTGAATCAAGCGAGTACTAAACCGCTGCCTGCTTACTTACCGTCAGCCTTAAAAAATTATGGAGATTTAGGTCGAGTAGGTCCTGGACAGACAGGAAGTATTGTGATTGAAATAGAGGCACAAGGAGATGGAGCAGCAGCATTCAGCTTTTTATTGGGTTACAACTAAAAAGCTGTTGCCTAGCTTCGATTTATTTGTACAGTCATAGAGCATTTCAACAAAATCTGTATTCTAAACTCAGTTTGTACAAGGACTGTTCAAGACACAAATAGCTAAAAATAAAGAATATCCAGCTTTTTTTGAGAAAACTCATTCGTTTCACAAAAAATAAAAATGAAGAAAACCGACCTTATTCAGCACTGTATCAAGCTAAAAAAGCGTAAACAGGGAATTGCCAAATATCTTGTGAGTCAAGGGTATGATCTGGAAGATGTTGTGGAAATTAATAAAGAAGTCTTGAGAAAAATGGGCAAGTCCCAACACAAGACTGAGGAAAAAGGGCACGTCGATAACGGTACACCCCTAGGTTTGAAATTTACCGAGAAATACACCTACAACAAAGCCGATGATACATACGTAATGTATCTTAAAACAGCCAACAGTAATGTTGTGTTGAGCGGTGATGTTGTCAGAGGCATCAAGGAAAACTATTCAAACTGGTATAACAATAAGCACACCATCAATGAAATATCCAGGAATTACGCTATTCCTAGAAACTATCTAGTAGAGGTGTTGCGTGTTCTTGAGGTAACTCACGACTCAGAGCCGATAACCAATGAGCAGCTGCAGGAGCGTGGTGTTGATGAGATTGCCTCAGATCTTCTACAAAAAAAGAAATTCCAGCTACATCAAGAGTTCCAGAAAAAGAGCTGGAAAGACACGATAAGTTCCGCAGAAAAATGGAATAAGTTGCAGCAAGGAGTGCTTGATCCCTTCGCCAATTTCATCGAGAATTGGGAACCTCCTGCTTATTTGCCTGTTCAATATCTAAAAAGCAACCATAGAGGCTTTGACGATAAAGCGCTTATTGTTGGTCTGTCTGATGTTCATTTTGGAGCAAAAACAAACAGTAAAGAATCTTACAGAGACAAAGGATATAGCTCAAAAGAAGCCGCCGAATGTATCAAACACTATGCAGAAGAAATCAGAAAAATTGTTGAAAATAGATCTTATCGGCTTAATGAGTGCGTGCTTGCTTCATTGGGCGATATTCTCCATACGACAGGAGCAGGGTTCACTACCAAGGGAACTATGCTTGTTCACGATTGCATCAAGGAGGAGCAGTTCACTATCGCCTTCGACAGCATCGTATATCTAATCAACACACTTCTGACGCTTTTCCCGAAAGTTAAAGTCAAAAGCGTTAAAGGAAATCACAACGACTTTGGAGACTGGGTATTGTTTAAAACACTCGAGGCCTACTATAGGACAGAAAAAAGAATAGAGTTTGATGTGTTTCAAACAGACCATGGATTATTTAAAGTAAAGAATACTCTGTTTGTAGCCTCTCACGGCTATAGCGCAGAGTACAAGGGAAGGCTTCCTTCTTCTGGTAAGGCAAGAGAAAGCTATATAGCAAATCTCTTCTTGAGTAAGCCAGAAACACTTATAGGTGTAACTCAAAAGGTTTTCCTGACCGCAGATCAGCACCATCTAGAGATGCGTGAGTATGCTGAGTTTGAGCACTATATGCTGAGCACAACAGTACGAGGAGACAAACATAGCGAGGCAATGGGACTCAATAATATATCAAGGCAGTCGTGTTTTATTGTAGACGAAGGAGGAATCGGTGAAATAGTTTACTGCTATGGAAAGAGAAGCCATTAAACAAGAGGTAGCTGCACAGAACATAGTCAACGATGCCTATGGTCTGCAAGATCACGGAGTAGCCTCAAGTCTAGCTGCCTCATCTTACGGACAGATGAGAGCCACTCCTATTGCTCCTCTCACTGTGGCTGACCTGGTCGAGGCTGACAACAGACTAGCTAGATATCCAGGATATGCAATCAGCTCTGCAGGTTCTTCTGGGTTTGCATATCCTGTCGTAGGTGTGGGTGCGGCAGGGCAGCAAGAATTTCCATTTACATATGCTTCCTACACAAGCTACGGTTCTACAGACCATATAAGAAACAAAGAAGATGAAGCCAAGCTCAAGAAAGAAGTTGAAGAACTTCGTAATGAGATTGCAAAAATAAAAGAGCTGCTAAATAATACAGCAAAAATACAGGAGTCAGAGCACAGAAAGATACCAGTCTAGTCATATATTTTTGGGGTTATTTGTGGTATAATATTATGAATAGAGTGGGTAAACTTTCCCCCTCACTAGAAGAGAGTAGAACTGGCCTGTAGCTCAGCGGCAGAGCAGGGGACTCATAATCCCTTGGTCGTGGGTTCGAATCCCACCGGGCCAACTCTGCTCTTTTTTAGATTCAATGCCGGTGTGGCGGAATGGCAGACGCAACGGACTTAAAATCCGTTGGGGAGCAATCCTCGTGTGGGTTCGAGTCCCACCATCGGCACCACCTTGGTTTAACCTCAACCCTGTTAATTATGAACTCTAGACTTACGAGCTCTTCGGAATATAAAGATAGCCGGCAACGCAGCAACTCAGTGTTTGGCATTGCGTTCACCGTACTGGCTTTGATCGATTTTTCAACAATTAGGTTTTTTGACTTGCCTGGGTTTGAAGCCTGTGTTGTATTTCTACTTGGATGCATTTCCTCCATCTTTGCACTAGAGGCAGCAGTAAGACTAAAAATCCTGTGATGCCTCATAAAGTAAAGGTGACGGAAGAGTATCGGAGTTTGAATGTCTCTGTGTACAGAGTGAATACCTACCGTAAAGGTGAGTTTTTGCTTTTATACTACGGAGATCCTTTCAGCTCTTCGCCAGATATTGAGGTGTATTGGAGCACTCGCACAGAGCCTGTCAGTCCAGGCTCGTCAGAGTACACAAGCGCCAAAAATCATGTGGCCGAGTTCTTGAACAAGCATCGGTAAAAAACGCACCCATAGCTCAACGGACAGAGCAGCGGATTTCTAATCCGTTGATGAAGGTTCGATTCCTTCTGGGTGCACTTTTTCGCAGATGAGAAATCCTCTTGATGTCATGGGCACGCCTGAAAAGGTTGCTTCGTACGACAAGCTAGATGTTTATCTTGAACCGTTCATTCGAGATAATTTTTCAGTAGATAGCCAGATCTTTACGATGCCTGCCTGTTCTGGAGAGCAGGAAAGAGAAAGAATTCTAGATAGGATTCTCAGGCTCGAAAAAGATCGTGGCGAATCAAAGCTGAAGCTCCACACGTTCGACTATGAATATCTCAAGGAAGATACAGGGATAGGAGAGTATCCAGAACGATTATGGGAGCACCATGTAGGCGACATATTCCATTCATTGTTAAAGAAAGGATTTGTCGAGAAACCCACCTTTGCCTGGTTTGATTTAACAGGACCACTAACAGATGGTAACCTGAGTAATATTCAAGCCTGCATCACCAAATTGTGTTCAGTGAACAGTTTTATAGCAATCACACTTGCTGTGCATGCTGTTCAAGGAATACAACCAACCAGCAAGGCTGCAGTTGCTTATAGTTTAAATTGTCTTAGCATCGAGGATAAAATCGAGATGACAAGCCAGTTGCTTATAGACGAGGTAGCGCAGCATAACAAAGCTCTAGTGGAGAAGTTCGTCTTTTCCTATAGAAAGAAAATAACTACGTTCTGTGTATTCGGATATGTAGTCACCCAACCCAAACAAAAAATGCTAGAAACAACGTTTGAGAGATCAGTAAGTCAGCAAGAAAGTCATAACCCTATGGAAGGTTTGATGCTTCTTGAAAAAGCTGTCGAGGGCATGAAGATTCTGAGAGGCAAGCGCGAAGAATTGCTCTCGGAAATTGCAAAGATCGACGAGCAGTTGACAAAATACACAGGCCTGCTTGGAAGCATGCAGGCTCTTGTGGGTGTGAGTGTGCCGGTAACTGCACAGCAAACCAATCCAGTCAACGAGCGTTGCTCTGCCCTCGAGCGTGAGATTCTTGGTGCTTTTGTGGATACAGATTCACAGAACTATCACAGTATTCTGCTCACCAAAGAGGATATCATCGAGCAGCGCGACATCAGTCCTCAGCAGCTGAATAGTTGGACATACACAACCAACAAGAAAAAGCGTTTGATCGAGAAGATCGGCAACAAGTATAAGCTCACCGCCAAAGGGTGCAAGTTTATCAAGGAGCAGGATATTTCTCCAGCAAACACAGAGAGCTTCACAGCAACCACAACTTCAGTGACAACCGCAGTAACAACCCAAGCATAACAAACCTATGGCCAACAAATCGAGCAAAGTCAAAAACGAGATCCATCGCAAAGAACTGAAGAAGACGATGGGCGGCAAACCAGTCAATCCGAACTTCTATATCGTGGGTCCTGATGGAGTAAGGAAAAAGAATCCGGATGTTCTCAAGAGCGGTCCCCGTCGAGGCGTAACAGCCAAGACTAAAAAGGGAAACAAGGAGGACTAGACCTTCCCCCAAAAACAGCCCTCGTCCCGAGCAATCGGGGCGGGGGTTTTCCTTTTTTTAGGTATTGACCCCCCCCCCCCCCCAACTTCGCGGTTATTTTTGGGATAATACATTGAAACGTAATACTGCGTCTCATTTTTACCATACCCATGAGAACAAGAACGCTATACATGGCAGCCGCAATCGCGCTGCTTTTTGTTTGTTTTGATGTCAGCACCAGCCTCTTCTTCTACAGAAGAGACTCGCACAAAGACTTTGAGAGAATCAAAGAACTTACTGTGAGTTTCACTAGAGAGCAGGCAAAGGCTGAAGAATTGACAGCTAGAGTAGCAGAACTTGAGGAGCAGCTAGAGCAGTGCAACGTTGCATTGTTGAAGAGCAAGTATAAACCCACGAAAAAACTAGACCCCTGTAAACTATGAAAGTTAATAACCTCGAAGTAACGTTGTTGGATTATGATCATACTGGTACCGCAATCGGAGGATTGTTCGAGCCTTTTGATACTATTAAGGAAGCGCAGGCTTACCTGGTAGGTCTCAGAGCAATGAATGCGAACTTTGATGAGGTGAGAGTAGACGTCAGATTCTTCTATAGAAGCGAAGTGACTCTTACTTCAGATGTGATTGGTTGCATGCTGCGTCAGCTGGATCTTCTGGCCGAGGCCGAGATAAACGAGGAAAGCTCTGAAGCGAAACTCATCAAAGCCTTCACGAACTCGAAGGCTGAGGCTCCGAAGAAAGAGAACAAGCCTCTGGAAAAGCCGAAAACTGACGAAAAGCCGAGGGCTGTAGAAAAGCCTTTGCCTGAGTGGCCCTCCTATATGGAGCAGCTCGAGATTTCGATAGCTGAAATTAAAGAGTGTCTTCTTAAAGAGGATGCTGTGAAATTCACTCCGAAATATTGTCAGGCCAGGGTGGATGCCTGGAAAGATAGCCTTGCCTGGATGGAAAAAGAGCTCGATGTGCAGAAGCACGAGGAGGACCTCAAAGCTTTGTTGAAGTTTGAGGAAGAGGAGAGAAAGAGGGAACAGGAAGCCGCAGGCTATTGGTAGTAGCCCTATCAGGAAGAAAAGGCGAGAAAGAGGACTCAGAAATGAGTCCTTTTTTTAGCTATCAGCCAGTTAAAATACACTATATAATATCTGTATGAACCCTGAATTTAAAAACAACATCATTAGCTTTATTAAAAAAGCAAACACTCTTCCTGCAGCTCAGATAAGCTCAGAACTAAAACAGAAGGCCATGGATATCATACGGTCGAAAGCAACAGGGTTCAGAACTGGAGGAGCAGCTGTGGGAGGAACTGCAGGAGCACTGGCTGGAGGAATAGGGGGTGTGATCGATCCAGACACTCGTATAGATCCTAGAACAGGACAGAAGATCAGGAAAAGCAGACTTTCATCTGCCCTAAGAGGAGCCCCGGCCGGAGGATTGGTTGGAGCAGGCATAGGAGCATTTTCAGGACATCTTGCAAGAGAAAGAGCAATCAATAGCTACTATCAGCATGACCTCGCTCCTGAGATGCTTGGAAGAATACACAGTAATCCTCAGGTACCTTTAAACAAACTAGAGCAGATCATGCTGAATGATTTTAAAAATAAAAAAATAGATTTTGCAGATCATGCTAAGAGAATGATGGAGAGAAGGAGGAGTGGAGAGATCTAATTGTCCTGTTTCTGCACAATTTAAACATTTTTTGTCTTAGAATAGGCAAATACATCACAAAAAATAAAAATTATGCATTCTATAAGAGAGCTATTTGAAAAGATCGCCCTTGCTCATTCAGTGTCTCCGAGTGTTCCTGGTATGGTGGCACAGAATCATCTGGGGGTATTGCCTCAGCAGGTAGGTGTGCCTGTAGCTCGAGGCAACCCAATGACCACGTCATTTAGCGTAGCAGACAAAAACTTCAAACCTGTACAGAGTCCCACAGTTCCTCAACAAGGAGCACCAAAACCTCAAGCACCTCCAAGCAATCAGCCGCCTCCTGCTCCTCAGCTGAGTGGCACTAATGCATATAGATCAGCAGCTACTCAACCCATCAGAACACCAAGCAGAAAGACTGCAGAGTATAGAAGAAGCACAGGGATTATAGATGTGAATGGTGAGGAGTATACAAATCCCGAAGACCTGGAGCTGCTGGGCAAGCTTGGTTATGATCTGGATATTGAGGAATACACTGGATTGGAGAAAAGCGCCGAAGTACTAGACATATACTCGTATATCGAGAAGGTGGCAGGGGTACCTAAAGAGGTGGCTAAGCTTATAGACAAGGGAGAAGCATTCAGTGGTGAATATCTCAAGGATATGGGATATAGTGTGCCTGAAGGGTATGAGGTGAAAGGTGACTTGTGTTTTCCTGTTGAAAAAACAGAGCAGTCTTTTCAACAAACTGAAAAGAACGAAAAGCAGTCTGGTGAGCGGCCTGGTTTATGGGCAAATATTCATGCAAAAAGAAAGCGTGGAGAGAAAGCAGCTAAGCCTGGAGACGAGGATTATCCAGACAAGAAACAATGGGATAAGCTGAGTAAAGAAGGAGCAGCTGATCCAAGTAAGACTATACTGGTTACAGGACACAGCGGAGCTGGTAAGAGCACACTAGCTAAAGCGCTAGCAGAGAAATTAAATATTCCACTACATAGAGTAGATGCTCAGGAGAGCTGGGACAATCTAAGAGCAGATTTAGAGAGTAGACCTGACTATGAAAGACTCGCTCTAACTCCAGGTTCCGCTGAGAATAAGCAGTATATCAAAGATATTCGAAAGATTGTAGGCAAGTCTCTGAAAGAGATGGAGGGTCCAGCTGTTCTTGAAGGTACACAGGTAACCACACTAGGACCAAGACAGCTCAAAAAATATATGGCTAATGTTCTTGTGGGTGGTGACGTTGAGCAGTCTATAGCTCAGCGGTTGCAGCGTATGACAGACAAAGCAGCTAAAAAAGGAATAACCTTATCTCCTGAAGATCTAGATAGAAAAATGCTAGAGTCCAGAATGGTAGCTGACTCGTGGAGTCCAGGAATGGAGAAGTTTAAAAAGGTTCCTGGTGTAATTAATTATAATCACACAGAGCATGAGGTAGAGCCTTTGATAGAGCAGCTGCGTGCACTGATGAATAAACAAGCTGCTGCCGATCCGGCGCAATCTATTCTAGTCACAGGACACAGCGGAGCAGGAAAAACTACACTGGCGCAAACGATAGCTGAAAAACTTGGTCTACCTTTGCATAGTGTGGATAAGCATCCTGAGTTTAAAGAATATGTTACTAAAGATGACCACGGACGCTGGCAAAAGTCGCTAACCCCAGGCACAGACGAGCACAAGTTCTATACAGACCTTGTACACAGAGCAAACAAGCACACTATAGATAACAGTCCTCCCGCTTCAATTATTGAGGGAGCTCAGTTAGGACATATGACTCCTGAAGAGCTCGCAAAATATAGAGCACATATTCTTGTGGGAGGAGATCCTGAGCAAAGTATAGCTCAAAGAATTGCTCGCTCAGCTAAAAAGAAAGGTGTCACATTTTCTCCAGAAGAAATTCTAGAAAAGCAAATGAAAGCGAGAGCGGTAGTAGACTTCTGGGAGCCTGGAATTGAGAAGTTCAGGAAGCTTCCAGGGGTTATCAACTATAATCATACAGAGCATCAGATAGAACCTCTAATTTCTCAGCTGCGTGCACTAATGAGCAAACAAGCAGCTTCTGCAGCCAGTCAAAGCAAACCTGTTACAGAACATAGTGAATCGATCACAGAGAAACAGGCAATGACTCTGTCGGCTAGTAAAAACATACTAAGAAACTTTAAAGCCTCTGGAGGTAAATTGCGTAGAGTTATGGGCACTTCAGAATACTCGCCTATTGAAAATATGATTCAAATAACTGGAAAATATAGAAAAGACGGATTCTCCCCACTTGCGAAGTTCTGGCACGAATATGGACATTTTTTAGATAAAGATAAGGTACTGGAGGCATACAGGCAAATGACTACTCATCCTTCGGCTATGACACAAGAGCTTAAAACTAAAATGCCTGCAGTTTCACTACAACTAGAAAACACTGCAAATACGAATGCATTGAGAGAGATGCAACGGCTCGGAGTTCCTGAAGCTCTACAGCAAAAATACACACCTACTGCAAGTGCAGGATATAATACATACCGGACGGGGACTAATCTAATTGCACCATTACAGGATTTCATACACACCGAAGGGCTCACACTTCCTCAAAGTCTAGATGTTAGCCTCCCTGACCACATGGCGGCTGTGCAAAAATTTAATCAGTCGGCTATGCCTATAATGGCTCCCATAGGAAAATATATGTCACAAACTCTTGAGAAAATTTCTCCAGAGTTTGATCCATTTAAAATGGTTGGCCGTCCACTATCTAAAAATTTACGGAAAAATAACCCTGGGTTTGATAAATCATTTAGAGAATACCACGGTAAGTTCAAAGAACCTTTGAGCTTACCATATGCCGGACCTCCACAAGCAAATGTAAAGCAAGGGTCAGGCAGATGCTGGGAAGGCTATGAACCTGTTCCTGGAAAAGAAGCATATAGTGAGGATAGTTGCAGACCAAAAACTGAAAAGAAAAAGCCTAACGCAGACAAAGAGAAATAATATGAATCAAAACAACCTAAAAGAGTACGGTATAGATGTAGGTTTACTCATGAGTGGGTTGTTTGGCGCTATATTGCTTACAAGTAAGGATACAGCGGTAAACTTAACAAGAACAATATCTAGTTTAATAGGAGGAGCAGCCAGCGCTAACTATCTAACTCCTATTGTGGTTAACGTAACAAAGTTAGACAATACACACTACCACTATGGAATAGCTTTTCTGCTTGGTTTCCTTGGACTGAGAGGCATCGAATATTTTAGTCGAAAAATCATTCCAGAGTCTGCGCACAAAGAGCTGCATGAAAGTGCACAAAAGACAGCCTATTCTTACAGAAGAAGAAAGCCCAGGAAAAGAAATGTACCAAGGATAGACTAATATGATTACAGAGACCACCATCAATGCCGTTGCCAATATAACCACGTCCCTTTCTGCTCTTGGACTGCTCATTCACATATTCGGTGATCCTGATAATCCTGTCTGGGATAATAGCGTGAAGGCCTGGCTTGCTAAAGGAGGACTATCTATTGTGATTTGCGGAGCTTCGGCGAATGTACTCACTCTTAGCGCACCTCCAGTTACAGAAGTGATTTTAAATGTTGGAATCAGCGTTACTTTTTTCTGGCTTAGCTGGTGGCAGTGGGAGCTTTTTAAGGAAATGCAAGAGAAAGCAGCAGGCAAGAAAAAGAGAGCAGTTATAAGAAAACCGAAGAGCAGAACAGCTAAACCCAAAACATACAAATAATATGAACAGACGTGAATTTCTATACACAGGATTGTTTGGTGGACTAGGCTTGAGTCTGGGAGACGTGCTTAAACTACAGGCAGAGTCTGCAACAGTTCCAAAGGCTAGCTCGGTTATTCATATATTTCTTCCTGGCGGAGCAGCCGCACAGGAAACATGGGATCCAAAAATAAACGCTCCTTCTGAGTATAGAGGACCTCTAAAATCTGTAGCCACAAGCATCCCAGGAATACATTTCTCTGAGCATCTGTCCAAAACAGCTAGAATTGCGGACAAGCTGACTGTTGTACGTTCGATGACCCACGGCGAAGCTGCGCATGAGCGAGGAGTAACTAGTATGTTTACAGGTTACAAGCCCTCTCCTGCTATAACCTATCCATCTTTTGGTTCTGTAATATCTCAACAGCAGGGAGGAAGAAACAGCCTGCCTGCATATGTCTGTATACCTCAAAAGATGGAGAATAACGGCACAGATGCTCTTGGCGCAGGCTTCTTGCCCACAGCATACGGACCATTCAGTCTGGGAAGCGATCCTGCAGCCGAGGGATTCAAGGTAAGAGATCTTTCATCAAACGTATCGGAAGAGCGCTTTGACAGAAGAAGGTCCATACTCGATACAGTGGACAGTCATTTCAGGTATCTAGAAAAGAGCGACTCTTTGTCTGCTATGGATACTTTCTATCAGCAGGCATATGACCTTATAGCTTCTCCAAAAGCCAGAGAGGCCTTTGCAATAGATCGTGAGACTCAGGCTATGCGAGATGCTTATGGAAGAAACCAGGCAGGTCAGCGACTTCTTATGGCCAGAAGAATGGTAGAGGCAGGGGTTAGATATGTGTCTGTTACCTACGGCGGCTGGGACATGCACACAACAATAGGCAACGGCATAAGCAAGGCTCTACCTGCTTTTGACCAGGCCTACTCCACCTTGATAACTGATCTCGAACAGAGAGGCATGCTAGACTCTACACTGGTGATGATCAGTTCTGAATTTGGACGCACTCCAAAGATCAACAAAGATGCAGGTAGAGATCACTGGCCTAGAGTGTTCTCTGTTGTTTTTGCAGGAGGAGGCTTCAAAAAAGGACTAGTGTATGGTCAGTCTAGCGTCACAGGAGATGATGTTGATGAGAAGCCTGTAACAGTAGAGAATCTCGCTGCCACACTATACCATCAGATAGGCATCAACCCTGAAGGTACTCTTGAAGGAGGAGGCGGAAGGCCTGTAAAAATCGTGTATAACGGAAGTGTTATGCACGACCTGCTCACCTAGTCACCAGTGGCGTATTATTCCAGCAACGATGAAGATGTTGGTGATTATATAGCAAAAAATAATTAAAGTTCTTATTATTGCTATTTGATCTGCAATTTCATTGTCTTTGTGAGACTTTTCGCCAATTGCCTTGGACCATATATACCAGATACGTTTCATAAGTAGATTATACAAACCACAAAAGACTATGCAAGACTGCGGTAATCACGACACTAATCCTACAACTAGAAGAGAGCTGCTCACCAAGTTTGGCTGGGGCCTTGGGGGTCTTTCACTAGCCTCACTGTTCGGTGTTTCAACATCCGAGGGAGCAAGCCCACTGCAACCAAAAAATCCTCACTTCCCTGTAAAAGCAAAGGCGGTGATTCATCTTTTTGCTACAGGGGCACCCTCTCATCTTGATACATTTGATTTTAAGCCAGAGCTAAAAAAAAGAGATGGAGTGAATGATGGAGGAGGACAGCTGCTTGCTTCTCCTTTTGAGTTTCCACGATTTGGCAAATCAGGTCTAGAGATATCTGAGGTATGGTCAAAGCTGGGTAAACATGCGGATGATATGGCTATCATCAATTCTATGCAGACAGATGTGCCAGACCATGGCATTGCTCAAAAGATGATGAGCACAGGCTCTACACAGCTGCCAAAGCCAAGCCTAGGTTCATGGCTCGTGTATGGTCTTGGAACCGTGAATCAGAGCATGCCAGGCTTTGTAACCTTGAATGGTGACGCTACCTGGAGGCAATGCGCTTTTCTTCCAGGCATGTATCAAGGGTGTAACATAAACTATAAGCTCGGTATGAGAGCAGAAGAGGCTCTCAACAACATACGCAGCGAGTTCTCTACTCTCGACAGGCAGAGAAGGCAGATAGATTTCTCAAAAATGATGAATCTCGATCACATGAAGCAGCTGCAAAGAGATGTGCAGCTAGAGTCTAGAATAGAGGCTTTTGAGGTGGCTTTTAAGATGCAGACTGAGGCTACAGATGCTTTTGACCTCAGCAGAGAGCCTGAGACAATAAAAGATTTGTATGGACGCACAGAAGAGGGAGCAAGAATGCTGCTTGCTCGTAGGCTTGTAGAGAAAGGGGTGAGGATGGTTCAGGTAAATGTGGGAGGGTTTGACCACCACAGCGACATCAAAACAAACATGACTAGAACAGCAGGAAGATATGATCAGGCATTTAGTGCGCTGCTCACAGACCTCAAGCAAAGAGGCTTGCTAGACTCTACACTAGTGATTTGGGGAGGTGAGTTTGGCAGAACGAGCATTGCTGGAGGAGGGGCTGGGGCACCAGGAAGAGATCATAACGGCAAAGCTTTTAGCATATGGATGAGTGGAGGTGGTGTAAAAGGCGGACAGAAATACGGAGAGACAAATGAGATCGGCTCGACATCTGTGAAAGATGTGGTACATGTTCACGATCTCCACGCTACAATACTGCAGCTCATGGGGTTTGATCACACAAAGCTAATCTACGAGTATAACGGCAGACCATTCAGGCTTACCGATGTATTTGGAAATGTAATAAAAGAAATAATCGCTTAATGAGGCATAAAACGCATGAATGTTCCATATGCGGAAAGATATGGAACAGAGAGACAGAAAGAATGAGACAAGGCAAAACCTGCAGCACGAAATGCGCTAGCATAAAAGGCTATTTGTCTGGAGACAGGAAAGAAACAAGCATAGAGCTTAAGCTACAAGAAATACTAGCTGCTCTAGATATAGCATTCGTCACTCAACAACCGCTACTAGGTATTACTGTAGCAGACATATTTATAGCTCCTAATGTGGTTGTTTTTGCTGACGGCACCTACTGGCATAGCGGAGCAATGAAAGAGTATAAAGACAGAGAAAAGACCAAGAGGCTTGAGAAAGCAGGCTATGTTGTGCTTCGACTGGATGAAAAAGAAATAAACAAAGATGCAGACGCAGTTAAAGAAAAGCTGCTAGAGGCTTACGGAAAGAGAAAGGTATCAAAAACTCTTTAATTTTTTATATTTGGCTGCTATTATTAGAACAACCGCAATAACTATGAATAACATCGAAAAATCTTATCTGTACGGCTTTGTTAAAAAGGCAAATGAGTTTGGCTATACTGACGAACAGGCAGTTGCTCTACTGAAGTCAGCTAATACCGTTCCTGGTAGAATTCCGTCGCCATTGCAGCGGCCACTCATCTCTGGAAATGATGCAGCCTATATTCAGCAACCAAAGAGAACGCCTCAAGAGGCGTCAGCATCATATATTCAACACAGTGCTTCCCCGTTGAAGCAGATGATGGGTGTGAATGTTCCTTACCCAGGCTCTAGCCGTCCTGATGCTGTTCGCCCTGGCTGGTCTGGAGAGTCTGTTCCTGTTGGAGGACATAATTTGATGGGGCAAGCCAAACTGAACATTGGCGATGCTAATCCCTCCAATGTAAATCCTCTAGGATACAACCATGCTGGAGTAGCGAACGAGATGCTTCAGAATCAGGCGGCTAACATGGGAGGTCCTGGTGCAGGCTATTTAGGTAATCTTCAAGCTATCAATGCAACAAGTCCTCGATAACAGCTAAAAACACCATATTAAACCTAGAAAGAGCCTGCCTTTGCGCAGGCTTTTCTTTTAATCTGAGTTGAGTTAATTTAAACTACAACATATAATGTAATAAACAAATCCGTGCAAATATATGAGTAAAGCCATTAAGCTGTTAGAAAAAATCGCCAAAACCGAAGAAGAAACCGGAGGGAAAAAGACTAACCCGTTTCTTATTGCAGGTATACCATTGGCTGCTCTGGGAGCACTTAGTCTTCCCGGTAGTATCCCTGCCAGCAAAATGGCTCTGAAGCAGTTGATGGATCCTAGAATGAATGTGAAGAGAAATCCTGAAACTGAGGCTATTATAGAAGGGACGGAAGGTTTTCTAGCGAGACACTTTGGAAGAAAATATATGCCTGCTGAGTTTGTGGCAGACTATATTGAAAGCGGCCATGGGCTTGGAAACACTCCATACAAGGAAGGGTTTAAAGCGTTTGCAAAAAGTCAGGCAAAAACAACTCCAACCTATCCTACTCTAGAGGCAGCCAAACGAGAAGCCATAGATCATTACGACAAGTTTACAGGTCCCGAGCGTGAAGGATTGTTAAAGTGGCTCGATGAAATGCGTGCGCATAATCTTGAAAACATGACTTATGCCAAAGAGCCAGGCGCTAAAGGTAAACATATTATGCACGATGGCAAGTATGTGGAAAAGATGCCCGGCAAAGATCATAGAACATCAAAGAAAATGCAGGAGTTTGAGAGGCGCGCAGAAAAATTTAAAGCTCTTGTAGAGCAGGAGGGTGATGTGCTTGCCAATATTAGAAACACCAAAGATGAGGACATTCTTCATATCTTAAAAACCATGCAGGCACAAAAAGCAGGGGTGGGAGCAATGTATGGTAAGGCAGGTCTCGCTGGACTTGGAATGACTGCTGCAGGAGCAGGATTGACTGGTGTGGGCGCTGCGAAGCATATATATGATAATAAAAAAGAGAAAAGTCATTCTTAAGCCTAATCAATTTAACCATGAGTACTGAAAAAAAACAAAATGATCACAAACTGGAAACATATCTTAATTATGTTGGCAGCGGACTTGGTCTTGCTGGCGGCTATAGGTTTATTCAAGGAGGCGGAACAAGAGGATTAGATACAGAGGCTGCTCCTAGAGTACAGGTAATGAGCGGAGCAGAAGGATCTTTTGGTAATCAAGCTAAAGGGCTAGAATCTATGCTGAAGGCTGAAGGTATCGAAGCCACTCCATACTCTTGGACAAGCACAGCAGACAAAGAGCGTCTGGGAGGATTTCGACGATTGCTCGATGCTCCAGGCTCCGATGCTTCTATTTATGTAGGACATAACTCGTTTCCAGGTAAAGATCTGGCAGACATAGGAAAGGTTAAATACAGAATCAACAGTGACTTTAGAGAAGGCAACTTTATCAGTCCCAAGCTTCTCTATCATGGAGGTGAAAGTGAGTCTTCTTCAGACAAACTGAAGAGAAAGATCATCGAGACTGTAGGAGGAGACAGGATGGCTGTGCGTGAGGACCCAAAGAGCTACGATAGGTTCTTTACACCAGGAGATCCTAGCATACCTATGCCTGAACAATACCAGGGTAAGCTTCCTACAGTAATGACAGGTAACATTCCTACGAGAGATGTGTTTGGTCAGACTCCGTTTAAAGAGAAAGACTGGAGTCCTGGAGCAAAGATCAATGCTGTGCTTACTACTGGTGGAGGTAACGCGATGCCTCAGGTGTTTGACGAGCTTCCTAAAGAGCATGCCGGACTTCTTCCAGGAGCAGATCGTCCTGGAGTATATAATCTTGAAGAGAGACTCAAGGGACAGCAATGGCGTGATTATGACGTTAGCAAGAGATTCTTCCTTGATGACATTATGGAGAATCTCAGAAAGACTCATGGCGAAGACAATGTGAATCTCAAATTCCTTACCGGACTAGGTAAAGCGAATACATGGCCTGACAACAAAGAGTTTATCGAGAAACTCAGGAAGTATGTTACAGAAGACCCAGAAGGACAAAGGAGATTCAAAGGACTTCAGGTGCTTGATCATATCGACGATATGCCAGGGGCTTTTGCTGATGCTCATTACGTTTTTGCTACACCAGGAAGCACAGTGGCTGAAGTGATGCGTATGCCAGGAGAACATGTACCAAGAATGATTAATGTTCTGCCTAACGATAAGCCTGAAGGTTATATGAAGCATTTTCCTGTTAATGCTGAAGAGACTGTTCGTAAATTTCCAGGAGCTCATACATGGGATACTATGGGAGAGAATAGGGGTGAGGCTCTTGCCAAGATCATGAGCGAAGGAGTTCCTCACGCTCCAGGCAGAACAACAGGCTACGAGTCTGATTTCTCTCAGATAGGTAAAACTATTCGAGAAGATGTTAAGAACAATAAGATCAAAAATATCAAAACACTTGCTGCTCTAGGAGGAGCTAGTGCTGGGGCGTTTTTGCTGGCGCAGGTCGCTAAAATGGTGAGAAAAAGACAAGAGCGTAAGGCTCTTGAAGGGCAAACAAAGCATGCCGGCGTGGCTTTTGTGGAAGAGTATCTCGCCAAAGAAGCCAATTGGTTGACGAGGCAGTTTGCTCCTTCCCAGAAAAACAGACAAAATCAATATCAGAAGGATATGGATGCAGGCATAGGCTGGGCAAGCAATGCAGACAGAAATGCATACTTCAAAGCAAAAGGAACTCCTGTTCCTGTAGGTGCTCCTGAAATAATTGACCAGCCTGAGGTCCGCCCGACTCCAGTGCAACCTGTGGCTCGTCCTCAGCCTCCAGCGGCTCCTCAAAGACCTGCTGCTGGTACACAAGCTAGAACTCCTGGATATAATGAAATCCCTCCTATGATGAGGGAGCACATTTGGAGAAGTAACCCTGGATATGCTTCTTCTCTGCTTGGTGACCAGGTTCAAGCAGATCAGAACAAAGCTAACATGACTACCTATCAGAATGAGCAGGCTAGGCTCGCTCAGCAATATCCTGATCTGGCTGTTGCAGGCTCTCCGATGAACCAGGCGTTTGTTCAGCAAGCGCAGCAGCAAGGATATGCAGGCAATCCTCAACTAGCGGCAAATGCAGACCCTAGCTGGTTAAGTATGGCAGCATATAATGCGTATAATCAGGTAAATCCTCAGCAACCTCAGACAGCTGCTCCATCGCCTGTACCTAAAGGACAAGGGCCTAATCCTCCTGTTGCTAACTTCCGGACAACACCAGCAGTTCAGCTCCAGAATGCGCCTCAACCTCAAGCGCAGCAGCCACAACAACAGCAACCTGCAGTAAGACCTCCTTCTATGCCTGCTCCTGGTCAGCCTGTAACACCTGCGGCTCCGTCTGCAGATTATAGAGGAATTATGGGAAGCTATAATCAGCGTTCGCCACTAGATCAAAGAAAGAAACAGTATATTGACCAATTGTTGAGGAACAACCCAGGTATGACTAAGCAGCAAATCTGGGCAGATAAAGGATACAACAATATTCGATAATATGCCTGCTAAAAGCGAAGCACAACAAAGACTGTTTGGTATGGCGCTTAGTGCAAAAAGAGGCAAAGGCAGCTATGACAAAAAAATACATGAGCTTGCTTCCAGCATGTCTGAGAAGCAGCTTCATGACTTTGCAGCCACAAAGCATTCTAAACTTCCAGAGAAGAAGGGAGAGGCAGGAAATAGTTTTGCTGCCTCTATATTGCTAGGATTGCAGAAACTGGCCGCAGATCCGACAGCTGACTTTAATCACCTCTATACAGCTAAAGAAAAACCACTGACAGACAAGAGACTGAAAGAGAATAAGCCTAGTGTTCCAAAAGACGATACATTCAAGATACCGAAGCATCGAACACCCACATTAAAGATAGCTCTAGAGCTGCTTTCTGGAGGCATGGCTGACGAGCTGCCTGACAGCGAATACGACAAAAAAGAACTTCGAAAAGGGCAGGAGCACGAGAAAGAGCATACAACAAACGCTAGGCTGGCTAAAGAGATAGCGAAAGATCATCTCGAAGAGCACGAAGACTACTACTCGAAACTAGAAAAAACTAAAATAGGACTGGCTCGTTTTGTATTGTAACAAGAAGGAATATCACTGTAGATTCAGTGAATATGAAAGTTCTACACATTTCCTTCCATTCTGGCTGCTTTAAAGATCAGTACAGCATACTTAACATTCTGGGATTTCAGGTAACGAACCTCCCATTCTATCCTGGAGCCTATACGGTATCGAGAGACATAGCATCAACTTTCTGGAATCAGCACAGAGAGCTTATCAACTCTCACGACTACGTGCTTGTGTCAGATACATCTGCAATCACCAGATGTATTCTGCAGCACATGGATGAGTTTAAATCAAAGCTCGTTATCTGGATATGCAACAGGTTCGACTATGCTATGTGGCACGAGCCTGAGTTCTATGAACTGTTCAACAGATACAAGGACCATCCTCAAGTAAGAGTAGCATGCTACACTTTCTGGGAAAAGATATGGTGTTTGAAGCGAGGCATTGATGTTCTGTCTGCTCCTGTAATTACTCCATTAGGAAAAGCTTTGGGAGACACTATTCCAGAGGGAGAGAGTCCTTGCCATTCCTGGAAAGAGGCTGAGAGTGAGCAGAAAGAGATGATCGTACCAGGGTATAGAAACGATGTTCTGCTTGGACAAAGTTTAAAAGCGAAAGAACTCAGCGTATATCACGGAAAGTTTAAGAATGTAGCCGAGCTCTCTGGCTTCAAGGCCTATATTACTCAGCCTGATGCAATGTCTAAGCTGTTTGTCTTTGAATCGTTGCATGCAGGTATTCCTGTTGTGCTTCCGTCCATCTCGAGACTTCTCGAGCTGAGCAAAGGAGACTATCTATTCAATCTAACAGGGCATGGAGGAGGAAGCATGCTTACAGAAGATCTTGCTAAGCTCTGCGAATGGTACAATCCAGAACACAAGAGTGTGAGATTCTATTTTGAATCTGAAGAAGATATTCCAGAAATAGTAAAGAGTATAGATAGAGACAAATTAGCTCCATATTTTAAAGATATCACAGCTAATCTAGAAAACAGTGTTTTAAATAAATGGAAAACACTGTATGATGGGTTTTAGCCTTATATAGTTTGCTTTTGAATAAGGTTGAAATTTATTGCTGGCTACAGTAACATATAGTTATTATTTATGGTTGTTCTTACTGAGAAAATTGCTGACCTTATTGCCGCGACAGTGGTAAATAATCCTGACCTGCTCATATTAGAGCAGAACGGCAGAACCAAAAAGGTCGACTTCGGTTTGTTGAAGCAGGCTATTGCCGGAGCTATAGGTACAGGAAAAGACGGTCGAGAGATCACTCTAAGAAACAACGGAACATCAATTCAGTGGAAGTATACGACAAATGATATTGTCTGGAAAAACCTGCTAGATATATCAAATCTTGTTGTAACAGGTACAGGTAGCGGTGGAGGTGGAGGAAACGGTGCGACAGGAGCGACAGGACTTGCAGGGTTTACAGGAGCAACCGGAGCAACCGGACGACAAGGAAGTACAGGACCTCAAGGCAGCACAGGCAGTACAGGAATAACTGGATCAACAGGAAGTACAGGAAGTACAGGAGCCCAGGGAGCCACAGGCAGTACCGGATTAGCAGGAAGCACAGGGGCAACCGGATTAACCGGAGCAACTGGCACAGCAGGAACTGGAGGAAGTACCGGAGCTACAGGGCTAGTAGGAAGCACTGGAACAGCAGGAGCCACAGGATTGGCAGGCAGTACCGGAGCTACTGGACTTCAGGGAAGCACAGGGATTCAAGGCAGTACAGGTAGTACCGGGAATCAAGGTTCTACAGGTGCAACAGGGTTTGGAGCCACAGGGGCTACAGGAGAAACAGGTGCAACAGGATTGACGGGAGCCACAGGATCGAAGGGAGATCGTGGTGATGCAGGTGGAGCCACAGGAGCGACTGGTATTCAAGGTGCTACTGGTCCTGGCGGAGGCGCTACTGGTCCTACAGGAGCAACAGGGATTCAGGGAGCTACTGGTCCTGAGGGAGCCACAGGTGCTGGTGCAACAGGCGCAACAGGAGTTCAAGGAGCTACAGGTATACAAGGATCGACTGGTCCTGAGGGAGCTACAGGTGCTGGCGCAACAGGAGCAACTGGTATTCAAGGGGCCACCGGAACACAGGGCGCAACTGGGGCAGGAGCTACAGGAGCTACAGGTCCTCAAGGCGCGACAGGAGTTCAAGGAATTCAAGGAGGATCAGGAGGTGCGGGCGCAACAGGAGCTGCAGGTGCTACTGGAACTCAAGGAAGTACTGGAGCAACCGGGTCACAAGGAAGCACTGGATCTCAGGGAGCCACAGGCGAAACAGGTGCTACTGGAACTCAAGGAAGTACTGGAGCAACTGGATCACAAGGAAGCACAGGAAGCACAGGAGCTCAAGGGTCTACAGGATCTGAAGGAGCTACAGGATCTCAGGGAGCTACCGGAATTCAAGGAAGCACCGGAGCAACCGGATCACAAGGAAGTACCGGGACGCAAGGGTCTACAGGATCTGAAGGAGCTACAGGGGCAACAGGGATTCAGGGAGCTACCGGAACTCATGGATCTACAGGAGCCACTGGAGTTGGTGCTACAGGCAGTACAGGTCCAATAGGAGCCACAGGACCCGCAGGCGGTCCAACAGGAGCTACGGGAGCCACTGGGTATATTTCCATTACAGCTGTAGCAGGCTCAGTAAATACTCAGATTACAGGTAATGGATTTCAATCAGCGTTTACATTCGACGGATTTAATGGAACAGATCCGGCAAACTATTTCGTAAGTATTGATGGAATAGATCAGATTCCTGGATTGAATTTTACTGTAATTCAGCATCCTACGCTTCCTACAAAAGGACAAATAACCCTGTCTTCGGTGCCTTTAAATAACAGTGTTATTTCTGTCAGAGCTCTGATTGGTGGAGTTGCTGGAGGTTCAGCATCTTTCTCAGGCTTGCTAAATCCTCCTGTGTATGAAGTTCTTTCTAGCACTGCTCCTAATAGTGCAGGACCCACTGTAGGGGTAGCCAGAGGGGTGGTCTCTTTGAATCTTAACTCATCACAGATATTTAGTCTGCAGGCCGTAAACACCGCCTACACATTAAATGTGACCACACCTACAGGACTAAATGCGAACCAAGTTGTGAGTTTTTCTCTTTTTGTTTTTGCTGATGTAAGTACAGGAACAACTGTGTTCGACAGCATATCTATAAATGGAAGCGTTGCTAATCCTTTATGGCCTAACGGAGCAAATCCAACAGGCAGTATGGCAGGCATAGACTTTTATGCGTTTACAATAATTAAAAACACATCAGGAGAGTTTTCCCTGGTAGCTAACCATATAAATTATGTGTAGCTTTAATAAATTTAACTAGTTAATATATCCTTCATGAGTACTCCATTTAACAAGCCAGACGCAGGAATGCTTGATCTAATCGGCGATGTGGTTGCCGCTTCAGATGGAACGTCCACAAAAGTTGTTAAAATTCAAGGAAGACCGCTTGCTGATGTGAGTCCTTCTCCTGGTCAGGCAATGACCTGGGATGGAGCTAGCTGGACTCCTGGAGCAGGAGCTGGGAGGCAAGGAAGCACTGGAGCAACAGGGATTCAGGGAGCTACCGGACTTCAGGGAAGTACCGGTGTAACTGGAGCTACAGGGCAAAAAGGAGACCAGGGACCTCCTAACGGAGCAACAGGAAGTACAGGGATTCAAGGAAGTACAGGAAGTACTGGAAGTACTGGAGTGCAAGGATCTACTGGAGTGCAAGGAAGCACCGGAAGCACAGGTCTGCAAGGAAGTACAGGACTACAAGGCAGCACAGGAAGTACTGGAATAACCGGATCAACAGGAAGTACAGGGATTCAAGGAAGCACAGGTCTGCAAGGAAGCACAGGACTGCAGGGAAGTACAGGACTCCAGGGAAGTACAGGAAGCACTGGAGTGCAAGGTGCTACAGGAACGCAGGGAAGCACAGGACTCCAGGGAAGCACAGGGCTACAAGGAAGCACAGGAAGCACTGGCGTGCAAGGAGCCACAGGTATACAAGGTTCTACTGGACCTCAAGGAGCGACTGGCTCTGGAGCTACTGGAGTGCAAGGAGCCACAGGACTACAAGGAAGCACAGGAAGTACCGGACTAGGGCATGCAGGACTAACCTCAGCATCGAGTCTCACTATAGGTACAGGGAACAAAGCGTTTACAACAAGTCTCGGATCGTCAGCTACCGCGTTTAATGTGGGAAGTCGTGTTCGTGCCGCACACACAGCCTCTCCTGAAAACTACATGGAAGGCACTATTACGGCTTTCGCTGGAACTGCTTTAACTTTGTCTGTTGATGTTGCGGCAGGTACAGGAACGCTTACTCCGTGGACTTTTAGCATCGTCGGGTCTGCAGGAGCAACTGGAGCGACTGGAGCACAAGGAGCGACTGGAGCACAAGGAGCGACTGGGTCTCAGGGACCTGCAGGCCAGTCGACAAGCTTTTACAACTATCAAATAGATACCGCTGTTTTTCCTACCCCTGTAGGTACATTTAGTGTCACAGGAGGACATATATATTATAACACAGCCACTCAAATTGCAGCTACTAGCATACTAGTGTCACATAAAGATGTCTCTAATAACGACATTGATATGTTTTTGGCTCTGCTAAAGAAAGACGACGTTTTTGTGATTCAACAAAAGACGGATTCTAGCAAGTCTCAGAGATGGACTGTAAATGCTGCTCCTACACTAGTTGATAATAATTATATACTTCTTCCTGTTACCCTTACCGGAGGAACAGCCGAATTCAATAACAATGACGCTGTTCTTTTTGCTCCTGTGTCTGGAGGATTGGTTGGAGCTACAGGAGCTCAGGGAGCTACAGGAGCTCAGGGAGCTACAGGTCCAGGAGTAACTCTTCCTGTATCCATAGGTTCAGGAGGAACAGGAGCAACAGGAATTTATGAGGCATTAAATGCCCTAAACAGTCCCATATACTATGTTAACGTCGCACAGATAGGAAACCTATCAGGTGTGATGACAGGAGACACGTACGCCACAGGCAATCTAGCCTCGCCGATCACCTTTGATACGGCGTATAGTCCGCCGGTTAATTCTGTCATTCTATTTACTGCCCAGACAAGCAATATTCAAAATGGTTTTTGGATTATTACTTCTCTTGGAGGAGCAGGAACGCCTGCTACGTTTGAGAGACCTCCGTGGTATAAAGGCACAGTCAGAAGTGGTGTTTTGGCCTATGTACGCTTCGGATCAACTAGAGTAAACTATATATACAATGTATATTCTGCTACTGTAAACTCAGACATTGTTGTGGGTAATACAGGTATCAGCACAGTAGTCATAGGGCAGAGATCAACCAATACCACAACTGCAGGCAACACATATATAGCAAGACAGACATTCGCTCCAGGTTCTACCACAGGATCTCCTATTGGATTTCAGGCTGGCGTGCTATTACAGACTCCAGCTGCTCACGCTGTAGAATGGGATAGTAATACGCTTTATGTTACAGGAAGTACCCCGTTTTCCAACGTAACAAATAACGTCGCTAGAACTAACCTTGTTAGCGAACAGCTTCCTTATGGAGGAACTATCCCAGGAGCAACAGGATTCTCTCCTGCTTCATTATACTATGCTGCAGCCTATAGCGAAACCAATATTGCTGCTACGACAACTGCAAATCAGCTTTATACCGCAGCAGGTCCTCTTGTAATAGATGGCTACACGGTACTAGCTAACGATTTGGTTCTGCTGGGAGCACAAACAACAACTCCAGCACAGAGAGGTTTGTGGAAGGTTGTTTGTGCAGGCTCTAACTACACAGGACTTGCTGCTGCCAGCTCGACCACAACACTGACCATGAGTAACGGAGCTGGAACTCCTCTCAGTCTCAACTCATATCTTCTGGGTGTTGGAGGAGCAAACAACATATACATCGCAAGCACAAACAACACGTTCTACGGCACTGTTACAACAACAAGCACAACAAACTCACTTAGTTTGAATAACTGCAGTGGAACTCCTCTCACTGTAGGTGTTGGAATTCAAGGATTAGGTATTCCAGCAGGAACAACAGTCACAGCTGTTACATATTCACTGAGCACCACAGTGTCAGCAACAGCAACGAATACGACCTCTTTCTCAACAACTGGAGGCAATATTCTGCCTGCAGGCACATTTATTCAAGGAGCAGGGATACCTCCGAACACATTCATCGTCTCAGGAACAGGCGCACCATATACTGTTAATAATTTGGTTAATTTGACTGCAGGAGCCACGGTAACGAATAATGCAGTCACATGTACCACGAGCAATAATGTGAATATAGCTGCAGGGTTGCTAGTAAGCTTTAGTTCCTCGACATACACAACAAACACAACTCTCAGCATAGGAGCCAACACAGCGGTCACAGCTCCTACTGTATTGGCTCGTCCATTGTCCTTCTATCAAGGAAATTTATACAGAGGCCCTTTCCTGGTCAGTGTATACAGAGGAACAAAATACTCTGGATACATGTTCTCTATGTACAACAGTGCAGCAGGGAACGCGACAATGATTCCCAATACTACCACAACGATTGAGGCTAGTATTGTGAATGCAAAGACAGCTAATAATGGAGCCACAGGAGCCACAGGTCCGCAAGGAGCCACAGGCTCTGGAGCCACAGGAGTTCAAGGAGCAACCGGATTAACTGGAGCAACTGGAATTCAAGGATCTACAGGACCTGGCGGGTCAGCAGGAGCTACAGGACTTCAGGGTGCTACCGGGCTAGTAGGGGCCACAGGTGCGGTAGGGGCAACAGGACTAGTGGGAGCTACAGGAGTATTTGGAGCCACAGGACTTCAGGGAAGTACAGGCCCATATAGTGCTCCGAGCACCAGAACAGTAAGTTCTGGCACAACCGACGCACTGCAGACGACAGATGCAAACAACACAGTATACTACACAGGAACAAGCGCAGTCACAATCACCGCACCTGTAGCTACAAATGTTGCTCAAGGAACGCAAATAATTCTAGTTAATGGTTCTGCGAGTGCGCTTCACACTGTCTCCTCGGCAAACGGCGTTGTTTCTGCAGGAGGGAGATATAAACTTGCCCAGCAGTATTCGACTGCTGTGCTTCATTGTGTATCAACAACTCCTGCTGTGTGGGTACTGAGCGGAGATCTTATCGTATAACCCTATGCCTAGATTTCCTGGAGGAAGAGCAAAAGCACTAAATATTGTTCCAAATATTAGTGCTCAACCAGCAGCCAATACGAACGTAGGGCTAAACAGTGCTTTTGCTCCGAGTATCACCGTAAATAACGGAACACTGCCTATTGTTATAGAATGGTATAAAACAGGGTTCTCTACAGTTCTCGCTACAAGCACAGCGAATACCCTGCCATTTACATCTAATCCGACTTTGCTGGCCAATGCAGGAACTGCAGATATTGCTACATATTATGCAAAAGTCACAAACAGAGCAAACACCCTAGGCTCGAACTCCTCGAACACAACACTAGGAATACTTCCATCAGCTCCAAACACAATAAGTCTAGCAGGGAATGGTACAGCTCGTACGCTGGTGATTACTTTTGGTACAGGAGCAGGAAACACGTACCTTAACGGAGGGACCTTGTCGGAGTTTATATATACAATATTTAGCGATGCAGCATACACAACTCCTGTAGCAGGATTAAGTAACGTGGCTACGCCTGCACAGGCTAAAACTGTAACTGTAACAAATTCAAATTTAAATAATGGAACAACATACTATGCTAGAGTATTTGTAAGAACGCTGAGTTCTGGAGATAGTTCGCCAGCCTCTTCAGCAGGAGCATTTCCCTACGCTCCTCCTCAGGCTCCTTCTGGCATGACTGTTGCTGGTAACGGAACATCCAATACTCTGGTAGTTACATTCCCCACACAGACATCCACAACTTTAAATCATTCTACTTTTGG